GAAAATATTACGGGTTCAAAGAGAATTAAAGTTCAATCGCAGACGGGTATGATTTCTAGTTGGATGTGGAAAATGCAGAGAAATGACGTAAATATGCGAAATGAATGGACGAATTATACAAATTGGCCGTATAGAACAGTGCCAAGTGATAGTTATCCATATTTCAATACAAAAACACAAGGACAATTTCCGAACGTAGATCCATTTGATTTAAACGTAACTGGTCTTCTTACTACCGGTGATTTTTCAGTTGAAAATAGAAAAGAAATAATGGAGACTATGGGTATAGTGTTTGATGGCGACTATCGTGAAAATGTATTGACCCGAGGAGTGTATGATTACATAGAAAAATATACGCGCACTAAAGGATTTGCAAAAGAGGGGATTTATTGTTACAATTTCTGTCTAGATACAAATCCTTTTGAATATCAACCATCAGGAGCCATCAATTTGGGTAAATTTAAAAACATTGATTTAGAAATTAGTACTTATGTCCCCCCTGTAGATCAAATCAATTCGTCATTTGACGTCCTATGTGATGAAAATGGAAATGCTATAGGTTTTCGTAAAGAAAATTGGAGATTGTATGATTATAATTATAACTTAACTCTTTACGAGGAGCGATATAATATATTATCATTTATCGGGGGGTCATGTGGAATGCTACATGCGCGATAAACTACAATGAGTGTGATTCGTCTATTTTTTATAAATATATATTATAACCTAACAGTATTATAACATATGACACATAACGATCAAGAAAAGAGTGTATTTAGTAATGATACAAAATGTGATTTTCAAACAGCACATATGATAAATAAAATTAAGAATGTTAAATCTAATTCTAAAAAAAAGAAGAAATTATTAAATATTCAAAACATAGAACCGTTAAGTAACATTAATGAAGAACCTGACGAATCATTTAATGCGAATCCAATAATAGAATCATTTAATGCGAATCCAATAATAGAACCACTTGATGTTACCCCTATTATAGAGAATACCGATTGGACGGGAGATGAAGATATATATGAAGGTGGAGGTAAACACGATAAAGATATAGAATCATTGGCCGATTTAATTGAACGATTTTTTAATATGTTATCTGAATGGTATGATAAAGTTGCCGTATTTATTACAAAAACTTTCTCAATTGACGATTTTTTCAGAAATGATGTGAAATATGTAAAAAAATATATATCCTGGTTTATTTCGATTGCGGTAGCGTCATTCGGTCTATATAATTGGTTGTTTGTTATGTTTTATAAAGACAAAAATGGTAAACGCCCTGATATATGGAAAGTGCCTAGAGACAAAATCGAAGAAAGAGCAATAAATGAACCATTCTTTGAATTGCTCAATTCGGTTGCTAATATTCCTTTGTTTTTTCCTTATTATTTGGAAAAAATTATTGTAACATGGACGCCCGAAAAAATCCTTTGTATAGTAGATAATGGTGAAAATTACAAAAGTGCAATGATTATGTTATATATATTATTGTTAATTATTTTGACATTTGTTGCAAATAATTCATTTACTTGGTTAAAAACTATATTAATTAGTATCGCGAGTTATAATTTTGAGGGCGTTATGTCGAAGGTCATATACATGGGAGCATTTATATTATATATAATGTCATTTATGGAGCCATATAATAGTCTAATGAAGTATTTCAGCATTTTAGCCACCATTGGTTGGGTTATTGAGAAGGTAGTAGTACTCATTATACTATTATTTATTGGAGTTCCAATGGCAACTGCTATGTGTATGGTATATTTAGTTACGTTTACTTTATTTGGAATTGTAACATTCAAAGGTGAAAACACAGTAATGGAAGTAAAAGAACAAATGGACGATTTTTTCAATTCATATAAACCGAGGGAAAGAGAAGATTCAAAATGTACTCCTCTTGGATTTTTCGACGAGATAATTAATTTCATAATTAAGATTTTTAATGTAATGTATGATAACTGCATCCAACTAGGGTTCGTAATAGTCATGTTATATGCTATTTTTGATTCTAGTATGAATGTAAAAAGTAGCACTCTAAAACTTGTAATATTACTCGTCGCTGGTGGCGTCATTGCTGCAGTCGCAATGTTTTCATTATTTGGTAAACCTGATAAAACATCCATATATAATAATAATCTAGATATGATTAAAGAACCGATTCAGCCTGAATATGTAAAAGTAAAAACGAAAGAATTTACCGATATGTTGAATCGTGAATAAACGATGAATAAAACATATAATATCAATATCAATATAAACATTATTATTGATATTGTATATTATTCAATACCATGGGAAAGAATAAAAAGAAGTCATCGTCCTCAAAAAAACAAAATCCACCAAAAAAAACAATTGATAAACCTGTTATCGATACACAATACTTATCCAAGTACCCATTGGTAAGTATTTGTACACCGACATTTAATAGACGTCCTTTTATTGAGAATATGTTTCAATGTTTCCGTAATCAAGACTACCCGGCTGATCGTATTGAATGGATTATTGTAGATGACGGTACTGATAAAATTAAGGATTTAATTGTTTCATCAAATATCCCACAAATCCGTTATTTCGAAGTAGACAAAAAAATGTTTCTTGGTGCAAAACGAAATTATATGCATAAATTTGTTCGCGGGTCTATTGTGGTATATATGGATGACGATGATTACTACCCACCTGATCGCATTTCGCACGCAGTAGAGCGCCTACAAAATAACCCTGAAGCATTGTGCGCGGGTTCTAGTGAGATTTATGTATATTTCAAAGGAATGAATAAAATGATACAATGTGGTCCATATGGACCTAATCATTCGACCGCAGGAACGTTCGCATTTAAAACCAAACTATTGGAACAAACACAATACGATGACAATGCGGCTCTTGCAGAAGAAAGGGCTTTTTTAAAAGGATATACGATTCCTTTCGTTCAATTAGACCCATTAAAAACCATTTTGGTTTTCTCACACGAACATAATACATTTGACAAGCGAAAGATGTTCGAACAAAAACAGAATGAAAAATATTTCAAAGAATCGCCAAAGACAGTAGAGACATTTATAAGTAAAGACAATGAATCTAACATTAAAAAATTCTTTATGGAAGATATTGATGGATTACTAGATAAATATGACCCTGGAAAACCGGAAATGAAACCCGAAGTATTGGAACAAATTAAAGAGATTGAAGCAAAACGAGCACAAATGATGAAGGACGCACAGTTACAACAACAGCAACAAAACGCACCTATTGTATTAACACGTGACGGACAGCCACCCATTACATTGACAACTCCACAGATAATTCAAATTATTAACCAGCATAAAGAAGAAATTGAAAACTTGAAAAAACAGAACGCACAATGTACGCAATTCACGCAATTGCTACAGACAAAAATAATCGAATTAACCAAACAATCGCATAACCAGCCTATTGATGCCTCCGAAAAGGAACAGTTATTACAACAAATACGCATTATAACACAGCGCAATGAAACATTGGAAGCGGAATTAGCACTTTTGAAAAAGTAGATATTACACGTTCAATTAGGAACAATGGATAACCGACTTGTATTTGATAAAATTAAACAATTTTATCAATTAGAATTACGACCAACTAAACCTCATCTTCCATTTCCAATTTATTAGTCGCGTCCTTTTTTACACTTTTATCAATATATCTATATATTCTTTGCAAATCCAGTTTATTAATGTTATAATTTTCAAAAATTTTTTCTATATCATTCATCGTATCTTGATTGTTTATAAAGTCACCTGAATGTAAAATACGAATGTCTTGAAACATTGTAATCGCATCGTACTTATCTAAATCTAGTTCTTGACATATGCTATAAATAAACATCATATTATTGTATTCGGTTGAATATTTGGTTAATACTTTGGTAAAACGAACTTCATCTGGATGGAATTGATTACTGTTTTCGGTAAAATTATCATGATATATTTTATTATTATTGAATGTTTTCATTAATGAACTCATTTCATTAAATTGCCATATTTGATTTTGAAACGTAATTCGATCGATATAATCCGCATAACATATCTTATCCAATATTTTATGATAAACAGGAACGGATCTACTACGCTTATATTTTTCTATCATGTCTACAATATTTTCATGCCATAATAATGCTACAATCGTTCGTTCAGTCTCATTCATAATCATGTTATGGTCTTTTAATGGAATTTTCCGATTAATTAGTGTATGTGTTATTTTTTTAGAATCTTCATTGTTGGATTTTTTTCGGAAAATAGATGATAGAGTGTCTCCTTCAAGTAGTTCAGGTTTTTTTATATAAATGTCGTATATAAAATTCAGTTTACGGACATCATTTTGCGTGTAATCAAGCAGCATATTTAACGTATTGCTGTTATTAAGATTAGCCAAATTCGGACAAATTCTAGTTAGAATGCTTTTTATTTGGTCTCGTGTTGGTAACTTTAATTCAAACGTGTTGCATACCTTCATTAATTCTCGTATTTTTTTATCTACACAACAGTTTCCGATACATATTATAGGATTCATTGTAAAGTTCTCGAGTTTTTGTTTTTTTGTTTTCTTTTGTCTTATCAACTTAACTAATGCGGAAATACCACCCTTATCTCCATTATTCATTCCGTCTATTTCATCCATTACAATAGCAATTCGTTTTACATTTTTTGTCATCATATCCAATACATTTCTATTTGAAATATTATTACTTGTTATAGTGTTTATCAATCCAGTATTTCGCACATCACCCGCATCATATTTAATAACATCGTAATTCATATCCTTCAATAATTTTGTAACAAAGGTTGTTTTTCCGGACCCAGGAGAACCATATATATAAATACCTTTTTTATACGTCAAGTCTTTACATTTGGAATCAAAATCACCCAGAATTTTTTTTATATCAATTGACATTTGTTCTCTTTCAAAAATACGATTTAATTCTATATTTGTAATAATATTTTCCATGCTGGTTATATTTATATAATGGCATTTTTATAAACCATTTATTCGGAATAATATTATCAAATAATAATAATATTATATTTTTCGGTCATATTTATGCGAAAGCATTGAAATTAGCAGTTCGTGGCATAAAGTTACTCGACGTAGCAGGCAACATGCCATATCTAGAAGAATTGTTATTTGTGCCGTAATATTGTTGACTGGGTACACCTCCATATTGTTGACTGGGTACACCTCCATATTGTTGACTGGGTACACCTCCATATTGT